AGACACGACGCTGACCTATCGGCAGGATGTGGCGACGCTGCTTTCCGCCCTCACCGCGCCCGACGAAACTGACATGACGGCGAATGCCAACTACGCTGTCAACAGCTTCTTTACCGTGGGTGGTACGCTGTACCGCGCCACCGCCGCCATTGCCACGGGCGAGACCATCGTCCCCGGCTCCAACTGCGTGGCGACCAGCGTAGCGGAGCAGCTGACGGCGATCTATTCACAAATAAATGCAAACAATTAGAACAATTAAATATCGTAATTAATTAAGGAGACTTACAATGAGGCAAATGTCGAAAATAACTGGCAAGTCATATGTGCCAGAGGATACATGCATAATTGTAAATCCTGTACAAGTAGCGGCGTATCTTGAGAATAATGCGCCGCTACTTGATGTTTATGTAGGGAGAGATAGGAAATTATGCTTTGTGTTCCCAAGGGATGAGAACACGAGATCACTCTTTGATAAGTGGGTAAAACACGAACTATAAAAGAATGTGAAGGGAGATTATTATGGACATTAATGAAATTAAGGTTGTAAAGAAGAATATTGAATTTATGGATCTTATTAACTTGGTTAATTTTATTGTAAGTAACTCTTTTTCTGAAGATAGCGGAGAATATCATGAGTATCTAAGGGATGCTTATGAGACACTTGGGATTCTGGTTTCATTTACGAATTATCAGATTGGCGATCAAGATATGAAGCTTGGCGATCTAATGAATGAGTTGTTTGAAATCAGGACAAATGACAAGTGGGAAAATGAAATTCTTTCTGAGTTAGACGAAATTTACTATTATATTGACGAGTATGTTACAAGTGAGATTCACAATCGAATGAGGCCGCTGGCTAATTTTGATACTGTATTGAATAGCGCAAATCGTGTAATGAAGCAGTTTAGTGATATTGCTGGAGCGATAGATCTAAATGCGTTGGCTCAGTTTGATTATAGCAAGCTTATAGCTGCTGTAAACGCTATTAATATGGACAATGAAGATAATAATGAAAGCAATGCTGAAGTAAAGAACGTCGTTCCTTTTAAGCCTTCGGCTGGTGATAATTAAAGAAGACATAGAAGAATAATCAGGGGAGGTGAAGGGATGAGTGACAACTGAAAGACAAGCAGTTAAGACACTTGCTGATGCTATTGCAAAAGCTACGAGGGTAATGATTGAAGACAACAATAAGCGATATGTCAACAATCAGATTAAGAATTTCTCTGGTGGCGGTGGTACTGCATCTGGTAGTGGCGGTGGAGGTGGTGGTGGGCCAATCCCTGCCTCCCAAGTTACTGGGTTATATAATACTGTCGCTGGCTATATTATCAATGCCAAGACAAATGCTGATGGTGGAGATCCTATTGCTGGCAGGATTCTAACTACACTAAATGGTATAGCCGATATACAGGTTGGAAGAGCGACAATAAACTCTGCACAGATCAGCGACTTAAAAGCTGGTGTGGCAAACATTATTCACCTTACAACTCAATCAGCAACAATTGAAGACGCTACAATAAGACAGTTAAAAGCAGACATATCAAACGTAGGTTTGGCAAATATAGGAACAGCTGATATTGGATTTGCACAAGTGAAAGACCTTGTTGCTGGAACTGCAATTATCAGAGAAGGTGCTGCAAGTAAACTATATATTGACAGGCTTGCCGTAACGGATGCAAATATTATGTCGCTTACTGCTGGCGAGATTATGTTGAAAGATTCTAACGACAATTTTGTCAGGTTGGTTATCGATGGAACTACTGGCGAGATTACAACTGAGACAGTAACTTTTGACGGCGACGATGTATTAAATTCAAACAGCTTAAATGCAAACAAGATAATTGAACATTCAATCACCGCCAGAGAGTTGAATGTTGAGTCAATTTTTGCAGACAGCGCCCTGATTGGAGCAATTACAGCAGACAATATTGATGTCACTACTCTATTTGCAAAAGATGCATTTTTACAAGGTATATATACCAACACAATTCAGGCGGCAAACGCTGGAAGAGACATTGATATAAGCCAGAATTCTTCTATAACGCTATTAAATGGTAAAATTGGCCTAATTGTAGAGGATGGCTCTACGTCGTCTTCAATTACTTTGACACCGGGAATGATAGAGGCCGTTGGCGATGTTGTTGATATTAAGGCAGACACAATTGATTTATCGGCAAACCAGTCAATAACTGCAAAAGTAAGGTCAGAGATAGAAGAAGTTATTTACTATCGAATGGACATGTTCTCTACAAGCGATACATTGTCAGATAAAGTTGCTTCATCAACGTTGAGTGTAAATGTATACAAGGGAAATGAGAACATTACATCCACATCGAGTGCTTCTTGTTTTAAATGGACTCGAATCAGTCAAGATGCATCTGGAGATGCTGTATGGAATGCGGCTTCAACACATTCAGGCGTAAAAACAATTACGATAACCTCAGATGATGTGTTGTACAATGCAGTATTTCAATGCGACTTTATATTAAATAATACAGTCATGGCTTCTGCCTCAAGAGATATACTGGATATGTCTGAGGGTAGAACAATGTACGCAAGTGTCAGTAGCAACCTCCCAACGACACAGATATTAAACAGCAATACTAACGCTTATACACCAGATTGGAGCAGCAGCAACTTAATATTGACTCCAGTTGTCCTTCTGAATGACACTTCAATTGAATATACAGATTCAAATTTAAGTGTTGTTTGGATGCGTAAGCTTAGTAGCGGTACGGAAACAGCTTTATCCAGTGGAGAGATGCAAAGCGGCAACAGGTTATATGTTACAGCCAATGTACTTAGTCAAAGTGGAGTGAATGGTTTAATATCATATGTTGCTCATGTGACATATACAAACGACGATCTTAGTACAATAACTTCGACTGCCAGTATGACATTTGCTTTGGTAACAACCGGGCAGGATGGATCAAGTGGTGATCCCGGTCAAGACGCTATTATGTTGTTTGTTTATGCTCCTAATGGAACTGTGTTCATAAACAACGCTGGCAACTTGCCAATTAAAGCTTCGCTGTATCTTGGCTCAGAAGAGGTGGCGAGTGGTGTAACATATGTCTGGCAAAAGTATGTTTCTGGCAGATGGCAGACAATAACGGGCGCTACCTCAGATACATATACTGTAAGTGGAGATAGTGTAATAGGATCAGCTACATTCAGATGTATTGCCAGTTACCAAGGTAGTGATTACTATAACACTATTTCTTTGACTGACAAGACAGAAAACATTCAGGCTATCATCGAATCTACTGGTGGGAATATATTTAAAAATTCTACCGGGTCAACTACATTAACATGTAGACTGTTTCAGAATGCAAGTGAAATTGACTCAAGTGGATCAAGATATACTTGCTGGTGGTATAAGCTTGATAAGGACAACCAGCCAACAGACTGGTCAGATGGTGATGTTAGAAAAGCTGGAAAGCAGATTACTATAAGCGAGTCTGAGATCGACGAGAAGACCACATTTATATGTGAGGTAATAGATCAGACTCTTGAGTTGGACGACCAACTAAAGGCATCGGCTCAATTTACAATTATCGATCTAAATGATCCTGTATTGTCGGGAGAGGAGCCTGTTTCTCCAGTTGTTGATATGCTCTGGATTGATACGAGTGTTACCCCAAATGAGATGATGCGATGGGATGGCAATGAATGGGTTAGTGTCAGTAACATCGACAAAGAGGAGCTTGATACACGGTTAACCATTGTAGAGACAAGTATTACTGAACAAGAAGGGGAAATTGAGCTTAGAGCTACCAAAGAAAAGGTTCAACAGGTTGAAGGCCGTGTTGCCAGCAATGAATTAGAAATTGCACAGATTAATGTAAGATACGACGATATTAGTTTGGCAGTTGGAAAGAAGTCAAGTAATTACAGGCAAACCACACAACCAGAAGACCCTAATATTGGCGACATATGGATAGTACCAGTTACATCTGGATCTTTAGCAGGAAGCGAAAAAACATATCAGGCATATGGAGCGATAGGAAGTGCGGCTCCTGAATTTGCATTCGACGATGATGGTAATTTGCTTTATAAATATGATGACAGTGTGCCATTAGAGAATGAGTATTTAATAGATGTCTCACAAGATGGAGATTTAGAGATTCAGGCAGATGGCTACTATTATATTTCTGCCGATGGAGAATTTATAGCTGGCGCAGAATGGAAAGAGATTAAGAGTGATGGGCTGGCTGCGCTTGAGATAACAGTTAATGGAATTAATTCAAGAGTTGTTGGGCTGGACAATACTGTTTCAGCTGTGTCACAACAAGCTGGCAAAATTGATTGGATAATCGCCAGTGGCACATCCGCAGCGAATATGCAACTTACAAGTGATGCGCTAAGTGCAATAGCCAATAATATCAATCTTCATGGCAACAATACTGTTTACATTTCTTCTGACGATCAGATAAGTGCAACAGCTAGGGGCAATATGGATCTGTCTGCAAACGAGTCAATTGTTATTTATTCTGGCGATCAAATTACGGTTGAAGCTGCTTCAGAAATTGACTTGACTTCAAATGATACTATTCGTCTACAGAGTGAGACAATTGAACTAATAAGTACAAGAGTGAGTGAAGCCGAATCTGACATAGCCGATGTAAACAATAGTATTGTGGCAATAGTTGAGGTAACAGATAATGTAAGCAATTGGTTCACATTTGGGCAGGACGGATTGGTTATACAGAAAACTAATTCTAAATGGTCAACAAGAATAAGCGACAATGGGTATTATATTGACAATGAAGACGTGGGACACGTTGAAGCATTTTATAAAGAAGAAGCTCATTTTCGCAGCATAAAAGTAACTAAGAAAGCTGGTCAGCAAAGCACAGATATTCGCGTGCGTCCAACTGCTACTGGCGGTTGGGTTTGGTCTGACTAAAAAAAGGGGAGGAGTCATATGGCAACTTATACATTAACAACACTACCACAAGGAATACGTTCGCTAAAATTTATCGTTACCCCTGATAATCAGCAAATTGAAATTGGAGATACAATTAATATAAAAGCAACTGTTGTATTTCAAGCAGCGGAAAAATCTGGTGATTTTTATCAAATTATACCCGGTATAAGAGTAGATGGGTATAAAGATACAATATATGCGCGATCTCAACCAATAGAATATCCACGTTATAATTTTTCTGTTTTGGGACAGACAAGTGTTTATATTCTAAGAGATAGATCTTATAGTGAAACTATTAACTCTACAATAACCGTTACGGAAAGAATTTTAGCTGGACTAAAAGAAAATACTGGCAGCATATTTGTTGGGTTTTCACTTGGTGGAGCATACAGTGGTGTGGGAAGAGTTTTAGGCGTTGGAGCTACTACAGGATTAACTGTGTCTTCAACTGGTTATACTATGCCAAGTCTAAACGATTCAACATATTCGGATGAAGGCAACAACGATCCTTTAACAACTGTTGGGTATTTTGTTCAAAACAATAGTTCTCCAATATTAAACATAGCTCAATCAGATATTAGTATAGATTCTCGGTTTGGCTCAGTTGCAAATGGCAAGTTGACAGTTAAAAACCAAGACAATACAGTCTTGTATAATAATACATTTAGTTTTTCATCAACTGGGGCAAATGTACATATTGGTTCTGCGCCCAAGTCTGGTATAGTAACATGGGAACTGTGGATGGAAAATCAATATGGTATTGGTGGTATTGCCACAGGTAGCTATACAGTATTGCCATATTCAAATCCGCAGCTATCATTTGCTGTAGCAAGATATTCAGAGGTGTTGGATGAGCAAGGGCATACTACATATGAGGAAAGTGATGATGGCGAAGATGTATGGGTAAATGCCCAAGTCGATGTATCATCTTTGAATAATTCAAATGCTTGGACACTTGAATTGTCATATGCGCCGAATGATAATGGCGGCATATTGCCAATGACATTAGTTACAGAGTCTGATGGCGGGTCATTTAGTTATCCAAGCGATCCAGATGAACCGGGGGACAGATCACTCATTAACCTACGGTTTAGTGCAACTAAAGATTATACATTTACTGCTACATTAACAGATCAGTTTAATAATGCAGAAATAACCACCTATATTTATAAAGCTGGTGGTTATTTTAATGTAGAAAAGTTTGGTGTAAGAGTAGGTGGTAGGACTACTGGTACTGGTCAGAACCCTAAATTTGAAAGTGATTACACTGCTTATATGTATGCTGGCATTGCTGGTGTAAACAACTATCCTACAGTTGCATCTGGCACACTTGCTTCTGCTGAAGAACTGACTGGTGGTCACTGGGTTGATGGGAAGCCGTTGTACCGAAGAATATATCATATCACTTCTGTTAATTCAAGTAATGCTGCTGATGTTGATATTAGCGATTTAGATTATGACTTCATCAAGTGGGAAGGGTATTTTAATATTACTTATAATACAGACACCACAGAACAATGGTTAGACACTTACAATTGGGGTGGCAATAATGACAGGGCGCGTGTATATATTTATGGTACAACATTGAGACTTCGCCTTGGTGGCTACTTACATTTATCAAGTAAAGGCGCATGGATTATTTTAGAATACACTAAAAATACTACAACTTAATAAGGAGGTGTGAGAATGCCTACAGCTGAAGAAAAACGTTTAGCAGTAAGGAATAAGTATCGCACTATTATTGGTAGGAATTATTATAGTCAAGCAAGGCGTAATTATTGCTATACAAAATATAAGAATGGAAAGTATTATAGCGACTGTTCCTCTTCTATAAGTCACACATATAAACAAGCTGGTTACAGTTTTGGAATTTTAAACACAGTTGGCATGTGGACGAGTAAGAAATTGACAGATGTGCCTGTTGTTATCAAGAATGGAATTATTCAGAATCCTGAAGTATTACGCATTGGCGACATGCTTCTGTTTGCTGGTACTGATACTGGTAGGAGTAAGTATGGGTATGTAGGTCATGTTGAAATGGTAGGAGAGATCAGTGGTAAGAAGGTAACGCTATATGGTCATGGATCTGGTCATCCCAAGAAGCATGAGATGAATGCGTATTGCAAGTCTCGTCAATCTAAGAAAACAAAGACGAAACATGGTAATAAGGGTTTAATCCGTGTTCGTAGGTTTATTCAAGATGACAATGCAGATCAGAAGAAGAAGCAAGAAGAAGTAATTGCAAATGCTGGACATGTTTTGATTACGGGCGACACAGTAAACATTAGAACTGGATGTGGCACTCAGTATCTAATTCTGGATGTAGCTAAAAAGAATCAGACTTACGAGTATATGAAAAAGACTTCAGAAAGTGGATGGCATCTTATCAACTATAAGGGGAACATGGCATGGGTCAGTGGACTTTATAGTAAATTAATTGAATAAGGGGTGATCCCAAGTGGAGTTGGGGAGATTGGATGAGATAGCAAAGATACTGTCGTTGTTTAGCGCAATGGCAGTATCTTTGACTGCTATAATTGGTCTTTTGTCTTTAGTATTTAAGCCGATCAGGAAGGCAATTGTGTTTGTATACAAGAAAGTAACTGGTGGGCGAGACAAGAATAAAGAGATTCTGGATAAGATTGACGATGTTTCTAAGAAGGTCGATCAGGTAAGAGAAGAACTGACAGAGAAAATTCAGATTGTTTCAAAGAGTAACGACAAAAATGAAATGAAACGACTTCGCTGGGAGATTCTTGACTTTGCAAATTCTTGTAAGAATGGTCGTAGGCATACTCAGGATGAATTCAAGCATATAATTGAAATTCACGATGATTATGAAACACTGTTGGAGTCAACAGGGGAGAAGAATGGATTCTTGGATGCTGAATTTGATTATATTCGTGAAATATATGCAGAGAGACAAAAGAAGAATGATTTTCTATAAGAGGTGATATAAATGACTTGGAATCAAGTGCTAATGTATATTTTTGAAACTGTGTTCAAGCTGCTGGTTGTTGCTGTGATCCCTTATCTTGCAAACATGGTTCGTGTCAACCTAAAGAATGATCTGCAAGTCAAGTATCTTGACAGGTTTGAACAACTTGTGAAGGACACTGTTACACAGGTTCAGCAGACCTATGTGGAGAACATGAAGGCCGAAGATCTGTTTGATAAGAAGGCACAGATCGAAGCGTTTGATATGGTAAAGGCTACTGTACTGAGCTTGATGAATTCTCGTATGATGGAAATTGTAATGGAAGCCGTTGGTGACTTCGATGAGTATATTAGGAATATTATCGAGGCACAGGTATATGAGCTAAAGCAAAATGCACATCTTCCTGTAACAGAGGCAGACGCAGAATAAAAATGTGAATTTGATTGATAGGGCGATGCCGTTTTGGTGTCGCCCTATTTTTTTTCGGGGAAGGTGAGGGAAGTGGTTTTTAAAGATTTGAATTCATTAGAGCAATATATAAAAAATGCAGTAAATGATACTCTCAATAATGATGTGGCAAGTGAAGTTGGGGCTGATTTTATGGAAAATTCAATCGCAGATGTCTATGAAGCATATAATCCACATTATTATGAAAGATCATATAGTTTAGTAAACTCAAATACATATGTAGTATCTAATGATGGTGATATGGAAATTAGTATTACTGTTAATCATCCACATGGTGAATTAATTGAGTACGGTCATGGTGTTGGAGGTTATTACGAGTATCCATTTAATAGTGATGATACTGCGTGGAAGTTTTTACGTCCAAGACCGTTTTATAGACATACCGTAGAAGCTTTAAAAGATGGACGTTTTAAGGATCTTGTGAGAGATGGCTTAAATAGTCATGGCCTAAATGTGAAATAGTTTATTTGTGTATGGTAGCTAGATACACAGATCAATTGTTTCATTTTGAATGTGAAGTATATAAGGTGGTGAGACAATGGCAGATGACCTAAAAGTTAGTCTTGGTGTAGAGCTTGATGGCAGTTATGATGATGTAAAAAAGAAAATAGATGATTTAAAGAATGGAAACGGAAAAGATAATAAAATACAAATACAAGTTGATACCAAACAGGCTGACGCACAGATTAAATCATTTAAAAATAGCATACAAGGTAAGACCCCAGCAAAAATAATTATAGACGTAAATAAATCTGTATCAAATGCGAATATTACTGCTTTTAGAAATAGCTTATTAAGTAAGTTTACATCGAACCCAGTTCGAATGATTATTGACGTAAATAAAAGTCAGTCAAATGCAAATTTAAAAGCTTACTTAGATGGAATAAAAAATCAATTACAAAATATTCCAATTACATTGACACCGGGAACAGGTAATGGAAGCGGCAGTGGGAATAAAGGTGGAGGTGGAAATACTTCTACACAGAATGTGCCAAGTAATACACCTACTCAGCCTGTGCCGAAAAATCTTCCTGCTTCTAAGGGTGGGTTTGTTGGAACTTCAAAGCTAATTGAGCGTGGATCCGTTGATGAATGGGGCGCATTTATAAAAACAGGAGAGGTCGAGAAAACAAATTTAGCTCTTGGTGAAACAGTAACCATATATAGAGAGCTAAACGAAGAGACGCAAGAATTTGATGAAACAAGCCGACAATATGAAACAAACTATGAAGCCCAAGCAAAGGCTGCTGAAAAGGCAGCAGAAGAAAGAAAGAAGCAATGGACAGATCAACTAAAGTATAATTCTAAGCAATTAGAATTAGAACAGAAGTGGAAAGACGAAAGAGAAAAAATTTTATCAGAACAAAACACGAAAGTCGCTGATCTTGAATCAAAGGCTTTTAATCAGGCAACGCCGTTAACTGGTGAGTTTGAAACTAAGGTTAGAGATGCCATTACTCCTTGGACAGATGCAATTAATGCCTTACAGTCAGGCACTGGTAAAGTTACATCCGACATGGAGAATAAATTAAAATCTTTAGAGGCAACCGCTAACAGAGTATTTAAAGAACAACGTCAAGCACAGCATGGTGGAAGTGATCTTACTCCTGATGACATTTCTATGAGAGTTATTAATGCTGGTGCTGATTTAGATGTTCAAGTGCAAAAACTTCAGCAAATGGGGATGTACTCTACAGAAGTTAAAACAGCATTTGACGGGCTGAAAGATTCATTAAGTAGGGTGCAAGATGTAAAAGGATTTAATGAATGGAAAGACGCTTGGCAGCAAATAAATAATGAAGTAAAATTATATCAAGAAGAAATTAAAACAGCGAATAAAGCAGAAAATTTCAAGTTAGATACAAAAATAATAGAAAATCAGCTTGAGAATTTAAGGACTAAATACGAAGAAATAATATCTAATAATCCTTCAAAACAAAATTCAGAAATAGAAGATAAATTTAGGAATATTGCTGATGCATTACAGAATGTCGATATAACAAAAATACCTGTTCTTAGAAAACAATTACAAGAACTTCGAACAGAAATAAATGGTCTTCAGCCACAAACATTAAGCCAAGTATTACAACAAAGCTTTGGAGGCATTGGTCAATATTTATCTAGGTTTGTGTCCGCAGCGTTTATTATTCAAAAGTCAATTGGCGTAACAAAGAAAATGGTAGCCGAAGTGACCAGTGTTGATAGTTCTCTTGTTGAACTTCAAAAGGTTACTACTCTATCTGGTGATTCACTCGATCAGTTTGTTGACAAAGCTTATAATGTGGGTGAAGGTCTAGGCCGTACAGGCAAAGATGTTGTGGATGCAGTTACTACATTCTCTCGTGCGGGTTATGATCTGAATGAAGCAACTCAACTTGCACAATCTGCGCTAGTAATGTCCAACGTTGGTGTTGATATCCCTAATACAGAAGCAGCTGCTTCTGATATGATTTCAATATTAAAAGCATTTGATAAACAAGCAGACGAGTCAATGCAAGTTATTGATAAACTATATAATGTTGCAAATAAAGAGCCTTTGGACTTTGGCAATATTACCGATATGCTTGTAACCGCTGGTGGTACACTTGCACAAACAAATACATCTCTTGAGGAGACAATGGGCCTTTTGACAGGTGCTTTTGCTACATTGCGTGATAACTCTGTAGCAAATGGACTTGTTATGATAAGTCAAAGGCTTCGTGGTGTTAAAGAAGACGGCGAAGCTATGGAAGCAGATTTTATTCCAAAGCTTAAAAAGGCTTTTGCAGATGTTGGTATTTCAATTGAAGATCAGAATGGCGAGTTACGTTCAACATTCGATATTCTTCAGGATCTTGCCGCAAGATGGGATGATTTAAGTTCTAAACAAAAACAATTCCTTGGTGAAAAGGCCGCTGGCAACAGGCAAGTAAAAACGCTAAACGCCATTATGGCGAACTGGGATGTCGTACAAGATACTATTGATAAGGCTAATGAAGCAACTGGTGCTGCTACGGAAGGTAACGAGAAATATCTTGATAGTATTCAAGGTAGGATTACAGCATTTCAGAGTGCGTTTCAAAATCTTGCAAGGACTACAATTGATTCTGGATTTGTCAAAGGCATTGTAAGTATTGGAACTGGTTTAGTAAACATCACAACTAAACTTGGTGGTTTACTGCCAATGTTGTCAACTATTAGCGGCTTTATCTTAGTATTCAAGGGTGCTAAAATAGTTGATAGTATAAAAGCAGCAGTTCCTGCTTTAACACAATTATTTTCATCATTATCAGCAGGAGTTCCTTTATTAACATCTCTCAAGGCATTATTGTCTACTCCAATTGGAATGATTGGTGGTATACTTACAGCAGTTGGTGTTATTGCTAGTGTAGCCAGCGTCATTAAAAATGCGCAGAAGAGTCAATCTGATTTAAATGATCAAGCTGCTGCTTCAAAACAAAATTATGAAGACCAAAAAGAAAAAGTAGCAAGCTTAAATGATAAGCTGACTGAAACTCAAAGTCTGCTCAGAAGCATGGAGGGCAAGAAACTTACAGTTTTAGAGCAGGGTGAAAAAGAAAGACTTGAGGGCGTTAATGCTGAATTACAACGTCAGATAGAGCTTGAGCAAAAGCGATTAGAAATTAGTCAGAGTCAAGCCAGAGAAGATGCAGTAAAAGCTGGTAGTAGATATAATGCTTCTGTTAGCGATGCTAATAACGTTGATTTAATAGATGCTGTTGGCGGTGAGCAGGAGTTTGCTAGAATAGCAGGAATTCAACTTGGGCAAGGTGGAAATGCAAGAGAACAATTAGCAAATTATAGTATTTCAACCGCACAAGAAGTACAATTAAGACTGGCAGAATTGCAACATGCAAAAGAAGAGTATAGAAAAATAACTGAAGAAATAGCAAAGACTGATCCCAAAGACACAGAGACAACTGATAATTTAGAAAAGCAAAGAACAGAGTGGGACAATCGTGCAAAAGAGGCCGACAGGTGGTTAAATGATTATTTAGCTTATCTGGAAACTCTTACAAGTGGTCTTACAAAAGTTGAAAACCCTACTGGGTTAGATGTTGCGTTTAATGCTCTGATCGACTTGAGAGAAACAATTTCAGACGCACTTGTCTTTTCAGCGGATTCTGATAAGAGTAAATCAGATCAATTTAGTACAATTATAGCAAGATACCCAGAACAACTAAATGCTGTAAAAGATAAAATAAAAGAGCTTAGTCAAGAAGTAGCGGCAGACAGCAAAGAGATGAAAGATGCCGTAAGAGATTCAATTGGCTCAGAGATGATGGAGTCATTCATGAATCTTGGCTGGTCTGAAGAAGATGTGACACAAGCGTTAATTGAGTCTTTCTCTGGAGGAGAGGGTGCAATAGACGGTTTTGTATCCATAATGTCTGATCTTATTTCTAAAAACTTCTTAGCAACAGAATCTTATAAGAACTTGACGGCAGCTATGACAGAGCAGCAAAAAGCTGGCACGATCTCCATGGAAACTTATCAAGCTCTTATGGATGATGAAGGATTACCGGGGATACAAAATTACTTAGTTCTTACAGCTGAAGGGTTTGCATTAAATACAGAATCTCTATATGATTACATCAAGGCCATGAATGACGAAATGAAAGTTAAGGCAATTGATGAATTAGTAGAGAAGAGAAAAGCACTTGAAGATTTACAAGAGACACTTAGAACTACTACAGATGAACAAGAAAGAGTTAACGCTGCTTCTATGGCAGAAAAAACTCAAAGCGATATCGATGCTCTTCAGGCTTATATTAACTCTTTAGAGACTGCAACTGGTGCATTAGAAAGGTATCGTGCTGCTCAAAAGGCTCCACAGGGCGATGAAAATTATAACGAAGGACAGAACGCCTTAAAGGATATAAAAGAAGGTTGGAAGTCTGGCAAGGTAGGTACACCAAAATATCAAGAGGCAATGGGTTTCTTCTTAGGCGAGAATTGGAGAACTAATGAACAGTATCAAGGAGAAAAGGGTCAACAAAAAGCGCAAAAAGATGCTGAAAAACTTGGCAATCGATATTTTAAAGATGAAAGAACTGGTGTAAACAATTTTATAAAAGATCTTGAGAAGCTTGGCAAGGTGTCTGATAAGGTAAACTTTACTGAAGACGGTAAACTTGAAATTGCAGATGATACATCTATTCAAGAGATAGCTCAAGGCTTATCTGAAGTAACTGGCAATGCTGAAATGTCTGAAGATGCTGTAACATCATTGTTTGAGTTGCTTCAGACATATACTCCTGACAAGTTTGACTGGTCTTTTTTAAATCCTCCAGAAGATCCAAATGTTACTCAAAGAAGAAAAGAATTACAAGATGCGAAAGATGCTGGCACAGCTGAAAGGGATAGATTAATTCAAGAAAGAAATGCGGCAGAAAAAAAAGGAGATACCAGTAAGGTAGAAGAACTTAATCAAAAGATTAGTGAGGCAGATAAGAATCTTGCGACTCTTGACCAGCAATTAGAAGAAGTTGGTTCTAACACTGAATTCAATTTAGAAACATCTTCAATTGATGAACTTCAGAATAAATTGCAGAACGTGCAAGATTTAATTGTTTGGTTACAAGGAATAGGTGTAACAAATGTAGAAGCAAATTTGACTGGTACAGCGGAAGACATTTCTATAGAAATTGAAGATAGGATAAATAAACTAACTGGTGGGCCAAATAATGTGCCAATTGATGCTACAGATGAAACTGCCGAAGGCGTATCTTCTGCAAACGAAAACCTAAGTAAGGTTGAAGCACCAGATGCAGTAGAGCTAACGGCTAAAGATAAAATTAGTCCAGTGGCAGTATTAGCCGCATTAGCACTTGGTCTTATCCCTCCTCAAAAGGCAACCGATCTGTTAGCAAATTCTGATAACTATAAAGAAGGGGTAGACAACGCATCTAATGCACTAGAAGGGTTGCCCACAGATGTTACAACGTTACTACTTGGTAATCCTACATCACTTCTTCTTGCTGTAGGCTCAGCACTGGTTTCTCTTGGATTAATTAAGCCAGAAGTTGTTTCTAAAATTGTTGCTGAGAATAATACTGAAACGGGAATTAGCGAGGCACTTACAAGTTTAAATAATAACTTTGGAGAAAGCAATCCTATTCCTGCAATAGTTAATACTGTTGCTGGTATGGTTGAAGAAACTACAAAAACAATTGATGATATTGCAACCAAAGAAAGAACAGCAACTATCACAGTAAAATATGAGCCGCCAGAAGAAGGATCAGAATTTGGATTAAAAGATGGCGATTCAATTGATGACGTAATAAATGGTAGCGGACTCGGTGCTGTTAAAAATGAAAATGGTAATTATACATGGACGAGTATTTCAAATTATATTGCACAATTATTTGATAGTTTGAAATCCAAAACTGGTGCAGATCCGGGGGCACAAGATTTAATAAATGCTGCGGCAGAAGATGTAGAAAGTGGAAATGCAGCATGGGATGGACTTGGAGAAAACCTAAATCAATTTGCGGCAGATTATGCTGCGATGATGGATCAATTAAGAGCATTAAATAATGATTGGAATCCGGGTGATAATTCAAACAACAATCCTGAAGAACCAAGTCCAGATAAAACAAATATAAGTCCGAATCCTCCATCGTCACAAGAAATGCTGGATGAAAAGCTTAGAATTAGATATGAAGCTTCACTAGAAAATCCTGATTCTATTAGTGAAGAAGCGCAAGAGTATGCTGATAGTAATCCTATTGAGATGCCAATGGAGCTTGAACCACCAGAAGAGCCTGTAGAAGTTGAAGTTGAATATGAAACTCCAGTTGAACCAGTGCCGGGGCCAGCACCATCTCCAACGCCAACACCCACACCAGAGGCTACACCAAACCCATCGAGTATAACGCAGTCTGTTAATGCTGATACGAGTGCAGCGGAATCTGCCATAAATTCACTTGATAGACAAGCAGAAGATGGGGCTACAAAACCAGTTGATGCGAATGTATCCAGTGCTTTAAATGCTGTTTCACAACTTGATAAGGCCGCTAGTAAATCGGTTACGAAAACAATTAAAGTTGAAACAACTGGCGAACCTTATGCTAAAGGTACTGATTATGCCGCAAAAGGCCCTTCTCTTGTTGATGAAGAGGGTGCAGAGCTAATTGAACACACTAAGCGTGGCACATATGAACTTGGTACAAACAATGGCGCACGCATGACTTACCTTGACAAAGGCGACGTAGTTCACACTGCCAGAGAGACTAAGACTATTTTGTCCAGAATGGCTAAAGTAGGCGGTTTCTTCAGAGATGGACTGAACAAAAGCAAGTCAATTATTGGTGGCGCTTTTGCAAGAGGTATTAGTGGTTCAATCTCACTTAGTAATATAAAGCGTGTACTTAGTTCTTCTCGGAAGAGCATAAATGGTGGTACTAAGGGGTCAAATAGTAGTACTGCAAGCGGAACAAGCAATAAGAAATTTAAGAAGTGGGCAGAAAAACTATTTGACTGGGCAGAGATCAGGCTTGCTCGTCTGAAGACTGTAACCAATGGCTGGCTGTTGAGTGCAGCCGAAGCTATTGGGTATATGGCACAGAATGCCGAATTGACAAATGCGCTGGGTGCTGTCGAGGACGAGATTGAAGCTACTACTGCCGCATATGATCTGTATATCAAACAGGCAGATGAAGTTCAGAAAAGGGCAAAGCTATCTGATGATATTGTAGAAAAGATAAAGCAGGGCAATATTGAAATTAGCAGTTACAAAAAAGAAATTCAAGAGAAGATAAAAGAATATCAAAAGTGGTACGAGAAGGCCCTAGCCTGTTCTGATGCTCTTAATGACCTCCGTGAGCAGGAAAGAGACTTGGCAAAGCAAAAGCTTGATAATATTCTTACTCACTATAACAACCGTATAGATAGGCTTGATAATATTGTGCGTCAGCGCGAATCTGATTTGGCTCTTGCAGAAGCGCAAGGTAGAGAACTGCAAGCATCTGAATATGATACGTCAATTTCTGCTACAACACAGAAATATGAAGAGCTTATTGCTCAAAGAGATGCATTAGTAAAAGAAATGAATCAATTGATCTCTCAAGGATTGATCGATAAAGAAAGTGACACTTGGCATGAGTACACAGGAAAGCTTGAGGACGCAGAAAATGCTATTACCGAAACAAGGACTGCAATTATTGAATTGCACGATGAAGCAAACAAGGTAGAGCTAACAAAGCTTGGCTATCAGCTTGACGCTCTTGCAAACACCGCTGCGCATATAACTGACCTAATGGATCTACATGCGTCTCAGGTCGCAGAAGAAATGCCAGAAGTATATAAAGATTTGATTGATAATGGCATGGATCAAATCAAGAACCTCGAAGAACAGAATGAAGAATTAAGAAAGCAACAAGAAGGTCTTGACGTGCTTTCACAGAAATATCAAGATCTTGAAGAACAGATACAATCAAATATTTCTACTATCAATCAAATGAAAGTCTCTCAGGAGCAGTGGAATGATTCTGTGCTTGACTTGAAGATTGCCCAGCTTGAAAAGTACAGAGACAGCTTAAATAAGATGAACGACCAGTATGAGAGACAAAAAGAACTTCAAGAGGCAATCGAGGAGCTTCAAAGGGTTCAGGGTCAAAGGACACAGAGAGTGTTTAAGAGTGGAGTTGGTTTTGTATACGAAGCAGATCAAGACGCTCTAAAAGATGCACAAGAAAATCTTGAGAATGTTATCAAAGATCAATTGTTATCTCGGATTGACGATCTTATTGATGCACTTGAAGAGGAAAAGAACAATACCAACGTATATGACTACGAAGGCAATCTGTTAGGCACTGAGTATAGTTTGCCGCAACTTGGGACTCTAACAGAGATACTATCTGGTTATTATAACTCTAATATTGTTCCTAGCTTTTCTGGTCTAAAGGGTTCTCTGTACGATCAGATAATAGCTGGTGCGAATAATAATAGCACTACACAGTTTAACTTTGGTGACATTAATCTAAGCGAAGTCAATGATGTTAATACGCTTGGCGAGGCTATAGTTGACTTGTTGCCAAATGCTATCCTGCAAGCAATCAACAAAAAAGGATAAATTAAAAAATACTAAGCAAGGCCCTATTATTGGGCCTTGCATTATATAATGAAGGGTAGGTGAGATGATTAATGCTGACCTATATAAAAATAACAGCACAAAATAATCCTTATCGTGGTGGAATTGAGATAAAATCAGAAGCAAACGTTGATACATTATCAAACGTCACAAAAATTCGTATAATGCGCAAGGTCACTGGTGGTTCGTGGAATGAGATACAGAGCATAGATATCTCAAATGTTGACGACCTTAATTTTAGTCTTCTTGATATTTCTACAACATCTGGTAAATCGTACAGTTATAGTTTTGATGTTATGAATGGAACATCTATTGTTGAGAACGGCCTGACAGATTATATACCATTCTCATTTGAAGGTTTATTCGTTGGAAACTTTGATAAGCAATATGTAGCTGGCAGTAACTTCTCAGTAGATTCTGTACAGAGAAATACAAGTAAGACATATGTAACTACTTTGTCTGGTAAGTATCCATATGCGGTTTCAAATGCTAATAGTAATTACACCACTGGAACTGCAAGTGGGTTGTTTTTAGAATTGACTGATGACAAACGCAAATTTGTTCCAGACTATAATCACAGTTATTCTAATAGCATCGTAGATTTTCTCACGGATGGTACATATAAGATACTAAAGACACATGATGGGCAAGCGTGGTTTGTATCAATCGACCAAAACGTCAGCTTGCCAAGCAATGAACATTACACTGGAATGAATGCGATTCAATTCAACTGGACTGAAATTGGCGATATGCCTGTCTTTGGGATGGTGGTAGATTAATGAGTGATTCAAAAATCTACATAGCGCCAGACGGCAAGGTATACCAAAGAGTAGGTATTGATATTTCAGAACTGCCTGAGTTTAGTGAAAATGAATATGGTGACTTGACATACCAATATTCTAAAGGACAAGAGGTACATGATTTCACGGTTGACGAAAACGGCAATTTAGCCAGCGACTACTGGGAAAACATGGTCATCAACGAGGATGGGACTATCAATACAGACATTAGCTGGGAGCTTGTTACCGACACTGGCGTGTCTCCAGCTATGCAAAAGAATATAGACCTTCTCAGATCTCATAATAAGATAATCAAGATGAAGGTCACTCTACTGGATACAAACTATATGGAGGTTGATAGCCTAACTGGTTCAATAACTGGATACCCAACTTATGACATTGATGGCGAGTCAGACATAAGACGCACATGCTCATTGACACTCTGTGTCCCGGCGAAAGAGCAGCTACAGCTTGACTTCGAAAAGACGTGGAACAATAGAATGGTTGAGCTTGCGTGTGGTATATACGACACAGGCGGCAATGACTATGTTTGGTATAACCTTGGTCGAATGCTCATGGTGAACGGAGACAGTCGATACGACGCTACTACGCAAGAGATCAAGCTTAACCTTGTTGACCTAATGGCTATGATGACACAAGAGAGAGGAAGCCAGATTGGAGAGACATACTTGTTTCAAGCTGGAGACGATCCCAAAGACCTCATAGAAGTCTTGTTAGCTGAAAATACTATATTCAGCGATACAGAAGTTTGCGAGTTTGATGACACGATCCCATATGACGTTTCTTCAAATCAGGGTGACTACGCCATTGATGTGTTGCATCTAATCTTTGATCTGTTCCCGTACTATGAATTTTTTTACAGGGCCGATGGAAAGTTTATTGTACAACAGATACCTACGAAGATTAGTGATCCTGTAGACATCGGAGCCAACATCATAGATGATATTTTAATTAGCGAATCAAGGCAAACCGATTTCTCAAAAATCAAGAACACAACAGAGATATGGGGAAGATCTCTTTCTGGTGACTATATAGCCGTTGACTGTCAAACGCAGGGAAGTAAATACATTATTACGATTGATGAGTCTTTCACAGAAATGGTTTCAGGTGAAACTTTCACAGTTGTGCCACTGACAACGTCTGTGTCGGGTCAAACCATGCAAGTACAAACATTGTCGGCCTACACTATCTATACCGTAGATGGCGCTGGAACAACCTACACACCATTAGAGGCTGGGGCCATGAAAGGCGGGGTGGCTTATGTTCTCAGATACTTCGAAGAAAAGTTTATCCTTGAAGGCGAATTGCAGATTAGGTGTATTGTTCAGGAGATCACAGAGGAGCCGTCTGCTGCGGTAAAGGAAGCATACAAGACAAGACACGCCTGTGACAACGTTAAATGGGTAATCAACCCAGATTCTCCATATGCATGTACGGTCAATTCTGTCACTGGACAGATTCAAGGAGAAGTGAGGCAAGTTTTAACAGATGGCGAGTATGAAAACATCTATACGACCCAGCTAGCCTATGAGCGTGCAAGCTACGAAAACTATCTGGCTTGTAGACTACAAGACGAAATTGAGCTTGAGATGATACTCGTCCCGTGGATGGATGTTAACAATAAGATTCAATATCACTCTCCAGTGAGTGGAGACTTGGTTACATATATTGTTAAAAGTATTAGTTATGATTTATCCAACTGGACGATGAACGTCAAGGCTAGTAAATTCTATCCTTACTATCCATGGGATTAAAAAAGTAGGGGAGTCGCTTAACATAACTTTACATTATGTTGCAACTCCCCTAAAATTTTTGCTTTAATTTAGGCTCATAATTTCGTCCGCAAGTCCAAAAAACCTGTGAACAAAAGTATAAGTCTAAGAACGATTGATGCTGTTATTATTTGTAACATACAATACATAGTGTTCAGTCAAAGTCAATCTATACTATATATTGTGTTTACAAGGCTCTCCAAAACCTTTGTTGAGGGTTCGAATCCTTCTGCCCCTGCTCGTGCAACCCTGACAAGTTCAGGGTTGTTTTTTTGTTCATATCCCACAAAATCAGTTACTTGAACACTTAAACCAGAAACAGACCAAAGTCTGCAAAGTAACTGTTTTGAATGATTTTGACGCTCAAGAATGAGATTTAACAAACAATTAACCAAGGACTTTTCTCATTTCTTCAAGAGCATCACCGAACAAATGGATGTAGATATTGTAAGTTATCGTCACATCCGAGTGCCCCAGAAGCTTTGACAAAATCTTAACATCGCATCCTCGCTCATAGCAATTGGTTGCAAAGGTGTGACGGAAGACATGTTGCCCAAGGTAGGGGACTTTTGCTTCGGCACAGGCAAGACTGATATGATACCTCATTGTCTCGTATGTCAGTGCATGACCATCCTTGTCGTGGAAAATAAGACCTTCGGGATCTTCAAGGTTTGTCTCCTTCTCGTACATGCTCTTTAAGAGAGCATAAGCATCCGTGCTTAGTGGAATTATACGATTACTGGTGAATGACTTGGCACTGTCTTGGATAAATTGTCTCTTGCCATTGCCCAGTCTGACAAACGTCTTGTTGATCCTTACTGACTTACGACTCCAATTGATGTCCGACCAATTGAGAGCTAATGCTTCTCCAACCCTTGCACCAGATTCTAACATGAAGAGTGCAACGTCATAGCCAGACCTCGAATGCGTTTGCAATACTCGTTTCAGTAAAATCTGTTGCCTATCGTCATATGCGCAAATTTCTTTCTTTGGCTTCAGCATTGAAGACGCAGATGGAAGCTTTACGCCATTGTAGATTGGCTTGGAAATTATCCCATTCGCATTTGCATATCTCAAATAGCCAGTCAATAGATTGAATTGCTTTTTGACGGTTGTCAAAGCATAGCCATCTTTAACAAGCTTGTTTATGTACTCTTGAATATCGTCTCCACACAGAACGTCAAGATACACATATGCAATTGAATAGTCCTTCATCAATTTAAAGGATGTCAGCAACCTATCATACGTTGACGGTTTAATCGAGTTCTTCTTATACTTCACCATCCATTCATTCATAGATTCATGCAGCTGCTTCATTTCGTTCTCCTTTCTTAGAGAAATAAAACAGCATCAATCGTGACTTTATTTTACCATATAAATGAAGTCATTTCAAGATGCTGAAACAAATCAAGGCCAAGGCTTAGGTTACATCTAAGCCTTGGCCTATTTTTTTTGTAAAACATGTCAATGGACATGAATTGTTTATTTGTGTATTATAAAAGCAGTAGGAGATAGCAAAGCTGAACGCCCTCCCCTGACTACAAAGAGGAGGTGAGTCAATGGAGATTAACATTAAAATCAAAATTGATTCTAACTGGCTCGTTGCTATCAGCAACCTGCTAGTTGCAATTTCTAACTTCTTCATTGTGTTCTATCGGTAGTCACACCTATCGAAAGAATACTTTTAGAAAGACAGATTGCCTTTCAGAAAAACATGAAAAAGATTAGATTGGCAATGCGAAAAAATGTAACCCTGTTCACTACACGAAAACGCTATCCAATACGCGATAGTGTGGCCTTGGGTGTTCAGCGTTGCATTTTCTCCTACTACCCCAAACAATACTATTTGTTGCTTATTCTGTCTTTTTGGCTGGAGCCAACGAATACTCGTTAACAACCTCCATATTTTCATTCATAACTGAAATTGAAACTGGTAAGGCCATTACACCATTGTCTGAAAAAACAACTTTGGCTCTACCATAATTGATACTACATACTCCGTTGTCAATTTCTACACTGTAGCAGTCATTCTCTTCGTCATACAGTATCCAGAACGATCTAATCATAATTAAACCCTCCCGGTGCTGCCATACCCACCGCGATCTTCATAACCAAGAGTGTCAACTGGGTTAAAGGTTAGCTTGCCCATCCTATCAACTAGGATAAACTGTCCAATGCGTTCATTCTTGCTAATATGTACATCGTTTCGAAGGGCCACAAGTTGCATACACCAAATGTCATTGTCTCCACAATATGTATTGTCGATAATGCCAATACCATTTGTTAGAATGACACCATGGTTCTCAAAGAGAGAAGACCTTGCAGACAGCACAGCAAGATACTGATCTGGCAGCTTACAGCTAAACCCAAGAGAAACCTTTTTGGATTGCATAAACTTTAGATCAACATCTTCAGCTGCTCGAACATCAATCGCATCTCCTACCTTGATTTGCTGTAGCGGATCAATGTCAGCATGATATTTGACATTAATTACATTTGAATCGTTCAAATTCATTTATTTTCTCCTATTGATATTGAATATGTATTTTCAATGTGATATAATACTCCACAAGGAGGTGTCTTTATGGAACAGGAAACTAGCAAGCGTGTTCGTCGTTCTAAGGAAGAAGTCAAAGAATCAAAGATTGCAAAGCTTCAAGAAGAGATTGCCAAGTATGAAGAGAAGATAGCTGAGTACAAGAGGAAGATTGACGAATTGAATGCTCCGTCTGCCAATCTTCGTGATGTAACGGCTAAGATCAAAGAACTCGGCCTCTCACCAGACGATGTAATGAAGGCAATCGAGAAGATGGGGAAGAAGTAAGATGAAAGCCTACCTTAAATGGTAGGCTTTTATTATTCCCACTTCTGGTTATTCTCGTTGAATGTCCAGATTTGACCCTTAGACTTTAGCTTAATAATCATATTGCCATACTTGCCAATATTGTCCAAGTCATTTACGAAGTCAATTGCAGACTGCTCGTTCTTTACTGTTGTTAGCTTTTCATAACTTGGAGACTGATTCGTATCGTCCCATCCAGTCTCATGATATATTTCGTACTTTTGTGCCATTAGAATCCTCTTATTATCGAATCTCACGGAAGAAAGTCATCATATAACCTTCATCAGCCTTGTTCATGCAGAAGACCTCCCATTCGTCGCCATGCTCCTTGCACAGTTCGCCAATAGCAATGTAGCGAGATAGAGTAGACTTCAGATTAAACTCTTCATATTGATTAATATTCCGCAGGATAACATCTCCCCGACACTTGTTCACTGCATCGAGTAAAGTATCAATATCGTGTGCGTTCTTTAGTAGCATCATTGGAATCATCCTCCTAGATAAATATGCTGGCTGTGGCCCCTTAACTACCCACGATTTAATCAACGCCACAATCACTATGGAGCTTAGCGGAACCAGCTTTAATATTATAAAGTAGCCATAACCCAGAATATGATTATGGCTACCACAATTAGTATTATAGTTAATTGCATTTAGACCAACCGCAGTTTTTACAAATATCGCACCCGCCCTCATGGACTAAGACTTCTCCACACTCTGGACATTTAACCTGAATGGTTGATGTTGATGTAGTGACAATGGTTGCTGTGCCATTAGTATTATGAATTACTTCTGTCTCTGTAACGATGTCAGAATCATCAATATCTTCTTGCATCTCAAGCCACATATCTTTTAAGGCTTGACCAATAGCAACAGGGCAACACGATCCTCTTGAAGTATCATGCTTAGTTGCAGTGCGCACAGCATAGCTTGGGCAAACACCACTACTATTAAGCTGGTCTATAATAGAATCAATACCAACCCCGGCTCTTGCAGCAAGAGAAATCATGCGAGACAGGCCGATCATGAAATTATTACATCCACCCTGTGAGCCTTTACTTAGATATGTCTCCATAAGATCACCAGTCTCAGGGTCAAAGAAAGCTGTAACATGAAGTGAACCACAGCCAGTCATCAGTTTACGCTTCTTACCAACAAGGTTATCGCTTGCATCAAGAATAAACCCACGAGGAAGAATAGTAGCTGTCGGAGTTGATGTAGTTGTTTCTTCTGAATTTATATTATCTTCGTTCTTTGGCTTCGCCGTAAGGATGCCAGCCCTGCGACACCCCGCACGGAATACAGTAATTCCCTTTAGGCCATGCTTATATGCATTAAGATAAATCTCTGCAACGTCATCAACAGTGGCCTCTTCTGGAAGATTGACTGTCGAAGAAATAGATGCATCAATATATTGCTGCCAAGTCGATTGCATCTTAATACGATCAATTGGCTTAATATCTGGTGCGGTTACAAAGTAGTCAGGTAGATTAGAATCATCAGTTATTTCATTCTTTGTCATGTATTGCTTTACGATAGGAGTGTACACCTTGAAATACTTTTCTTTTTCATAAAGGCTTTCAGTTTTTCGCTCATAATAATTTGCAAAAATTGGTTCAATGCCTCCTGAGATACCAAGCATCGTTGAAAGTGTACCAGTAGGAGCAATCGTAAGTATCTGAGAGTTTCTTAAACCATATTGTGCAATAGCATTCTTCACATCGTCGTTTACATTTTTATTATAAAAATCTGATACTTTCAGCTTATCATAGTCGTACATTGGAAATGCGCCCTTGGTAACAGCTATACTTGCAGACGCAAGAAGCGAAGTATTCAGAATCATCCTTGCAATATAATCACACAAGCTTATTGAGTCCGCACTGCCATATTTAATGCCCATTTTGATGAGCATATCTGCAAGGCCCATGATCCCCAAGCCCACTTGCCTCCAGTCTCGTACACTATCACGCTGCTCTTGAAGGGGATGAAGTGGAAGCCCTTCGTCAAGAACATCATTCAATGCAACTGTAGCATCAAATACAGCTTCTGTAAGTGCATCAACATCAATATTACCATTATCGTTTACGAAAGCCGATAGATTAATACTACCGAGCAAACATGACCCGCCAGCGGGAAGTGGTTCTTCTGCGCATGGATTTGTCCCAGCATATTCGAAATTGTCAAACTTATTTAAAAGGCTCCACTGGGTTATTCTGTCCCAGAATAGCATACCGGGTTCTCCCATGTCCCAATTGCTCTCTACGATTTTATAGAATAGGTCTTTTGCCCTGACTGTTTTTGTAATGACCTCGCCAGTTTCTTTCCTTGTGAATTCAAGTTTGAAATCTTTGTCTGCAATAACAGCGTCCATGAATTCATTTGTTACTTTTACAGAGATATTCGCCTTTGTAACGCGATCCAAATCTTTCTTAATGTCAATGAATGCTTCAATGTCTGGATGATTTACATCAAGAGAAAGCATAAGCGCACCGCGCCTACCATTCTGAGAAATAAGGCCAGTTACTAAAGAGTATAGATCCATAAAAGAAACTGCGCCAGAGCTTTCCTTGGCAGCATTGCGTACTTTCGCACCATTAGGCGCAAGCCTTGATAGGTCTACGCCAACGCCACCGCCGTATGAGTATGTACGAGCAAGCTTCTTTGCTGTCTCAAAAATTGACTCAAGATTATCTTCGGGGGCAGATAATACATAACAGTTTGAATATGTAATTTTCTTACCATCGGAAGCAAGCCCTCTGTTAGCAAGAATACGACCACCAAAGAGAAACTTCTTTTCGATAATCAACTGCTTGACAGTTTCGCTACCACCACTTACTCTATCAAGCCATTCATCAAAAGACTCATTGCCATTACGATACTTTCTCTCCCAAATATTAATACCGAGTTCATTGTCGGCTCCAAGCCAGTCTTGTACCAGCATTTAAATCCTTGTCCTTCCTGTTAAATTAATCAACCTTCAAATCAGTCTTAAATGAATATTGTGCATGTTCAATATCATATTTGGCTCCGCTACATTTTTCACACAACAACCTCATATCCTTTGGAATAGTCGGATTTGCTTTAATGTAATTATACAGCGGAGCCAGCATTTTGTTCTCAGTCTTTGCTTTACGTCTTGCTTGCCGAGACAAGCGCAGTTTGCTATAACACTTATATGCTCGATACAAATCTTTAGGATGGCTAAGTTCAAATTCATGCAGCATATCTATTGCCAGTTGATCTTGATTCTTGATGATCATTTCATTCTCATCATACCAATTGACTATCTTCTGTACTAAAGAAGAGAAGTCTGATACAACATTATATATCTCTGGAATAGAGGCGGCAGATGACAATACATCTACATGGAGAATCGTTCTTGCAGCTTCGGTGTTCTCTTTTAGTTCTGAAATTGAAGAGAGAACTTTGGTACTCGTCTTAATATTAATGTCTTTCGGCACGGACTTAGTATGTCTGTTATGAGTAGCCCTACCCATGAAAATTCTCCTTAATTAATCACTTTATATTTGCCCTTCTGAATATCGATCCATGTTACCCCTACCGCATATGCTTGCCAACAGTCAGCACTAAAACCATAGAACCAGTCAGGGTTTTTCTTTGTTCCTTTGCCAGACTTCTTATCAAACTGAGCAAATCTGTCTATGAGAGCAATTCTGATATTGCTGTCTTTAGCCTTCATGGACTTACAGACATTCATTTTTTCGTCTTTACGATAAATGTAATCAACCTTGCACCCTGCCTGTTTAAGTAAAGTAGTAAACTTACCAATCTCTACACATGTCCAGAAAACATGAGCGCCTACCCCCATGCCATAACTAGCAATCATTTCACAAGCTACATTTTTTACATTAACTATAGCCAACCCATTGTTCTCATTAATATAATTAAGCATATGGTTGATGGCCTCATTATTCTTCTCTTTGGCAAAATACAGTGGTTTATATGTCTCTATGTCCATAAATACAAATGCACTGTATTCATCACCCGGATCAATAGCTAGTAATATTTCTCCCATATTAACCACCAAAGTATATTATAAGAAAGCCAATTGCGAGAATTACAAATTGTCCCCAGAATGGACACAACACCCATATCCATGACCAATTAATCTTGCCAACAAGCTTTAATACAATAAATACAATGAGAAGAAGGTCACACAAACCAATGCCGCGATATGCATTATTCGTGGTTTTCATAAATGCACCTCAAGCGGTTTCCCGGTAGACGTGATAGTTGGACGATATATCCATTCTGGCTTTATAGTATTGTCTGGAATATTTGTTGCTGGATTTTCCCATGTTGGAGTTATTGTCCAAGGCTGAATATTAACTTCTTTATTCTGTTTTTTCATTTTTTCCTTTAGTTCTTTGTACCTGTTCATGTACCAGTCAGATTTTTCAAGGTCTTGGAAACCATCATTCTTTAAGCCAGCGCGATAACGATATTTATGAGCATTAAGGAGGCAGAACCACATAACAGCTTCAGGGCCATAAATCAATTCCATTTCATCAATGCACTCAATTGCACCCTCACGATTGTAATGACGAGGATGTGAAACCATATTTTGTTCTTCTTTTTTCTTTTGTTCTTCTACTTTGTTCATTAAAGCTTCGCTTTCTTCCCACAATATGTCACGCATTCTCTTTTACACCCCACATATCTTCAACACCAACATCTTCGACCAGAACCTTTTCAACCATCTTTGCAAGTTTCTGCGCTTCTGGATGTGCAGCCTTACTATCACGCAGCTTCAGAAAGTCAATCCAATACTGAATAGTGCCAGTCATAGCCATCTCTGACTTAACCCACAGGGTTAGATTACCACGAGCCATCTGAGGAATGTGACACCTGTTCATCCAGTCTTGGTAGGCAACCTCAGTGTCATAGCAACGATTGCCAAAGTCACCGCCAAACGATGCAAACTTCGGGTTGTCTTTCATATCATCAAACCAGTAGGGGAATACGAAGGTCACACCACCGTTTTGATAGTTGCAATACCTTGTACTTTCTACAGATGGAGACATGACACGATGACGAAGAAATTCATCTATTACGCCGCGATCACCAACAAAATGAAGTGTCACTGGATAATGAAGATACGCATACTTAAACTCATTTGGATCAGACGGAATTGAATCTACAATTTCAATATCTTCCTGAGTATAATCGGATTCAAGCGATTTAAAAGGAATATTTTCGAATATATCCTTGAAAGCTGAATGGTTGCAGAACGTATCATAAAGAATAGACTCTCCGCTAAACCTACTACAAATACTGCGCCATGCGCGAATATTACCAGAGAATAGATGTTCTGAGCCAGTACAATATCCTAATGGAAGATCTGAATCACGATGTGAGGGTGTAAAAATTGTATCAGAATTTTCATCGTCCATCCACTTAGAATACTTAATATAATGAGGGTATCCAGTTTCGCTTGAGTAGCTATCTAAAAGCGTAACAAGCCACAGATATGTTTCAGAATTGTGCGTGCGTACATAGATTACTGAATGTTCTAATACACTTGTGTGTCCGTTCTTTACCATACGCTGAAAGAATGGGAATGCTGAATCGTCTGTGATCTTATCTTCAGATTTGTAACACGTCCGACCGCACCTTTCAATTCGCTTAAAATTATCTTGTTCATCTATTAGTTCAACACTTGGCTGTACAAATTGCAATTATATCACTCTCTCTATGCAGACATTTCTCCTTCATATTTGAGACTGAGCCATGTCTGTCTGTCATTTGTTTTATTTATTTTCATCGCTCTTCTAAAAGCAGATGGTTGAGAAACAAGGATACACATCTTCTTCGCCCTAGTGATAGCAGTATAGAGCATACAGCGATCAAGTAGGACATAATGAGAATTGTCAAGAGCTACAATTACATAGTCATATTCGCTGCCTTGAAGCTTGTGGACTGACATTGCATAACCAAGAAGAACATTTGATAGTTGTTCTCTATCGTATTCAATGATCTTATCTTCACCATTTATAGTAGATTTAAACTTTGCTATCATGCACACTTCGTCACTCTTTGCATGAGGAAATACTTGATCTACATAGCCCACTTCACCATTATATATATCTCTGCTACTATCATTCTCGGTTTGAAGTATCCTGTCTCCAATATAAAACTTATTAGTTACACCCTGAACATAATCAATATGCTCAATGTCGATTACTTTCATTTGAATTTGCTTGTTGATCTCAAGTGCGCTATTGGTTACAGTATCCTTTCTTGGTACAGCTACCGCAACACTGTCAAGACCGTATTTCTCTTTTATCTTCATGAATTGGTCAACTACTATGTCTTGTATTCTATATGAATCATCACGGAATACATATGCCATGTCTTTTAATTCACCATTGAGTATCTGGGGCTTTGGCCCATCAATGGGGTATATACCTTCTCGGATTTTGTTAGCATCGGTAAGTATTCCAGATGCTTCTGCTTGCCTATGTACCTTTCTGAGTATAGACACGTTAAATTGACCGTCCATATGAAGAATGTCTGTGAATATGTTACCAGCACCAATAGGAGGCAGCTGTGCATAATCACCACAAATAATTAGCTTTGCCCCTTCTTTGATTGCAGATACAAGATGATAGAATAATGTGCAGTTGACCATAGATGCTTCATCAAGAAAGATGACATCTTGAAGAAGTCTATTATCCGATCCATATACAAAACCGCCGCCATTATATTCAAGCAACCGATGGATCGTCATGGCCTTAAAGCCAGTGGCTTCTTGAATTCGCTGGGCAGCTTTAGCAGACAAAGAGCAACATGCAATTGATGCTCCAACAAAAGAATTGAGAATTGCTTTTGCCGATGATGTCTTACCAGAACCAGCCTTGCCAGCGAAGATTACAACGTTGTTAGTT